GCTGTTGTATGAAAGCTTAAGGAAATACGACCACAACGACATTGCCTGGTCAGCACTTGATGACGATGTAAGGGCTCGGTTGAGCGACGCTATGAATGAGGCCTTTCGTGTCTTTGGCGTCAAGGGCTTAAAACCGAAACCGTTGAATGAAGTCAGTGTGGAACCTAGCTCGCCTGGAGCCTCATGGCGTCTTTATGGACGCATGGGTAAACGCACTGATTTTGATGTTTATACGGAGGGTTTAGCCCGAGCTCAACTCATCTTTGAACGAGCCAAACGTGGTAAGCAGCCGTTCTGTCGTTTACCGCCATGTTTGGCCTACCTCAGGACACAACTTGCTCCACGTAGTCGTCCTAAGGTAAGGCTCGTTTGGGGCTACCCCTTTGAGTTAAATCTGATAGAGGGGAGCTTCGCCGAACCTTATCAAGAGGCACTCTTATTCCGGTGTGCGCCTATACTACCTAGAACTAAACGATGGGTAGCTATGGCGCTTGATCACACGAAGCGAGCAGGAACCGTAGTCGGTTTAGACTGGTCACGGTTTGACTCAACCGTACCAAGGTTCCTAATTAGGTTCGTGTTTGGCATCGTGAGGAAAGCGTTTGGGAGTGAATATAAGAATGTCTTCGATATGCTGGAGCATTACTTTATTCACACGCCAATCATGATGCCTGACGGGAGGGTATTCGTCAAGCATACTGGTATTCCATCCGGATCAAGGTTCACAGCGATTATTGGTTCAATCGCTAATTGGATCTTGATTAAGGCCATGACTCGCGGACGGGCTAGACAACTACACACCGTTGGGGATGACAGTTTGTTTGCCCTAGGACTCAGCAAGGAAGAAATCCGCGCTGAGCTAGAGGAGTGGCGCCAGTTTGCCTCAAAGCTAGGGATGACACTGAACTCCGACAAGACAGAGATCGGAGGAGACGTTAAGTTCCTAGGTCGGAGGCAACGCTACGGATCCACCCGTCGTGATCCCGGAATCCTCCTCTTACACTATATGCT